TCCCAGCCGTAGCCGATGGCATGGCCCCTGAGGATAGCCCCGTAAACGGCTTCGCTCATCGGGCTGCGATCCATGATCACGACGTCGTGGGTGTCCAGGGCCTCGATGGCCGGCATGAACATCGGGAGAATGCTTTTCTGCCCTGGCTTCGGGTTGACTGCGTGGATGCAGACAACCTTAGCTCCTACTGCCAGGGCCGCGGCTTCGTACTTGCGAGCGAGAGTTGACTTGCCAGAGCCGTCAGGTCCCTCGAGGACGATAAGTTGCGGCATTTTGTTCTCCTACTTCAGGACGATGATCTCGGTAGCTTCTGCCTCAGGGTGACGACGATTCGCGTGCTTCATGGCATCGTCCATGACCCACTCGCTGTTCCCCCGGGTATTTACCCATTCCATCTTGCAGACGGTACAGGTCACCATGGCCTTGCCGGCCGTCTTCACTGCCGGCTTGGTCATGACTGGCCCATCCGATCTCGGATAGCTTCGGCGGCGTCGCCAATGCCCTTGAGAACTTGGTCGGTGAGCTCTGCGCCCCTGCCGGCCAGACGGTCCTTGATGACTTGCTCCAAGGTCTCTTGGGACGGCACCTTGCGGGCCATCGCCGTTTTGACTCGACTCATTTCACTCTCATTTCTGGTTGGTGTTCATGGTCTACTGATCGTAGGCCTGTTGGTCGGGGAACGCCTAGGAGGGTATTCCCATGAGCTCTGAGCCGGCAAGCGAGTCTCGCCAGGTCTCGAAGCTGAACGGCACCAGGGCGGCACCGCCACAAACTATGCACGTCACAGGGCCTCGCATCGAGTACCTGGTCCCCTTGCCGAAGCAAGCTCCGCAAGGTTGTTCTTCCACGTCGAACTCCCGGACAAAGTCCAGGATCTCGATCGACTTCGCCTCAAGCATTGCGGCGACCGACAGGATCCTGTCCTGGCGAGCCTTCTTGATGGAATTGTTGGCGTTCAGCAGACGAGCCGAGACCAACTGGTTGTATCCAAGGCGGAACAGGTGAAGCCCGTAAGCCTGGAGGATGTCGAAGACCTCCTGGAGGTCGTTCGAGACGGCGATGCCCTCCTTTGCCAGGTAAATAGCATGGAGCCAGAGGGCCTCGATCTCGTCGCTCAGCTCCCACGGGTGCCAGTCAGGACAGCCCTCATGCCGACTCTTACGGTCGGCGTCCTGGAACCCTGGCTGGAACCACTTGTAAGCGGTTCCAACCAGGATTGGCAAGCCGCAAGACTCACACACCTCGTCTGGCAGAGGCCGAGATTTGTCCGGGTAGGTGGCCGCTCGGTAGATGCGTTCACCGTCCGGCGTTTCCTTGGCCAGGATCATCCGAGGAGACCCGTCGGGCCACAGGGCGGGGACCCTCTCGTACCTCTGCCTGGACTTGGCGATGTGAGTGATGCGGTGCATGGCTACTGCCTTCCGGTGAGCCGCTTCATGTTGGTCCAGATGATCAGGACGATGAAGCGGGCGATCTGGATCTTGTTGAAACGCTCGGACATGTCATGTCCTAGCAGGGAGGTTCGAGGTCGAACTCTTCGCCGTCGTCGCCGTGCAGGTCAGCTGCCTGCTCGGGGGCTCCGATGGTCAACTCCAGGTACAGCACGGGGTTGGCGTCCTCAGTCCAGACCGGCTCGACCGTGACCGGCAAGCCGTAGACGGCCATGACGAACAGGGGATCGAACTCCCCTGAGAGGTTGCCGTCCTCAAGCATCGTGCCGACGCCGACCTTGTCACCCGCGAAGCGGATATCGTACTGTACGCCGGCTTCAACGTCTGCTGGGCTAGCCTTCATGGGTTTTCTCCTTGATGTAGGTCCTGCTCGGGGTTGGATGGTTATCCGGAAGGGCACCGGGAGTCGAACCCGGATCTGTCTCTCAGTTCTTAGCGCGCGCGACTGAGCTCTACCGTTGAGCTATGCCCCCCATGTGCCGGCCTGGTGTACGTGTCGGTTGCTTGCCAGGCCGGCGGGTCTTTGGTCCTACTCGGTGTTGCCCGGGTGAGTGCCGGGGACGTGGATGCTGACTTGGACGTAGCTGTCTTCGTTGCCGTGCTGACGGTCGGTGTTGTCCTTACGCTCCAGGAACACCTCGCAGCCGGACTGGATGGCCAGCATCAGGACGGGGTCGATTCCGCCGTCGACTTCCATGTCGGCGTTCAGGGTCAGCAAGCCGGCCGGGAACTCCTCGAAGAAGATGACGTGCTCGACCCCGACTGGGAGGTCACGAAGGTTGGTGTGCTTGACGAGTGCCATGATGGTCTCCTAGATGATTTCTGCATCGATGATGCGGTCGGTGTTTTGGTTGGGTGGTGAAATCGTGCGGTTGTCGGGGGCGTACTCGAAGCCCTCCATGACGGTGTACTCGAACTTCCAGAACGGGGTCAGCTTGAAGCCGAGACGCTCTGAGATCTCCTGGAAGACGCGGGCCTTGCGACCCTCTGCCTTGTAGCGGGCGTCTTCCGGCTGGGCGTTCGAAACGTCGGCTGCGATCCAGAGATACTGCTCCAGACCCTCTTGCCAATCCTTCTGGCTGGAGGCCAACTTCTTGGTCAGCTCGGCGTCGGTGAGCGGCTTGCGGATATGCCACTGGTAGTCGTCATCGACGTCGAGCCCGTCCTTGACGGCTTGGTCCCGGAGGGCCATTGCCGCCAACATGAACTCCTGCGAGCACTTCGAGACGATCTGGGTCGGGTAGACCGAGACGAGATCGTGTCCTGTGAGCTCTGAGGTACTAAGGTCCGAGAAACACATGGGCCCGTGGATTTGCTGGATCTCAAGGCCGAAGTTCGTCGCTCGCTTGGTCTGCATCTTGTTGCTCCTGGTCTGGTTGGTATTCATCAATTATGGCGCTTGGATCGTCGTCCACGGTCAATGCTGCGGTGGGGATTGGCGGGGTGTTGTAGACCTCGCCGGCGGCCAGGTAGTAAGCCTTGGCCGCCTCCAGCTCGGTAATGGCAAGAGTGATCTCAGCCATTTTCAACTCGTTCTCAGCCATGCTCTGAATCGCCTGTCGGAAGTTCTTCCTGGATTGTTCGTGGGCGTTCTGAGCGCTGATCAGGAGCCTGCGCTTGGCCTGGATGCATTCGTCCAGGGCCGCTGCCATGTGCGCCCCTGGCGCGACGTCAGTCATCGTCGTCCTCTTCGTCTTCGTACTCGTCGACGCCGTAGATCGACGCTCGGACCTCCTCCTTGAGGATGACCTTGACGAGCTGGAAGGCCTGTGCATCGGTAAACCCGACGCGGAGGTAGCTCTGATAGTACTCGTTCAGGAACAGGGCCGTGTCGTCGATGGATAGCATCGCCGGCGGTTGAGGCCGCTGACCGCTTGACGGGGTCGGGAACTCGTCCATGACTGGTCTCCTTGCTTGTAGCTGTTGTTGTTCTTATATGGTATAACGTGCGATGGGGGCTGGGAGCCCTTATTTACCGGGGATCCCGTGGGTGCTTCTTGGCTCCGTCCATCAATTCCCACTGTTCCCAGTCAGCCTGGTTGGAGGGGGCGAACTCTGAATCTTTCGGTGGACGCCCCAGGGCGCCGGCGATGCGGAAGCGAGTCCGAACGCCCTTGTCCCGGTTGATGTAGTAGCCACTGACGTTTCCAGGCTGCTTTTCGGGCTTAGCCTCGCTGACCACAATGGTGGTGCCGGCTTCGTGGAAGATCTCAGTGTTCCAGGCGATCAGGAACTCGGTGACCGTACTTGCCACGGTTTCGGAGCCGATGCGGTAGGTCGTAAAGAGCCGACCAAGAGGGGAATACCTTACCGAGGACACAATGAAACCCTTCCACAGGACCTCGTTAGGGTCTGTGATGTTGCCGTCAGCGTCGAGCCAGCCGCCCTTGGGAGGGATAATATCCCCAATGCAAATCTCGTCGACCTTTACCTTTTCACCCCCAATACCCCACAGTTTTTTGTCTCCGTCCGGGCGACGCGGGAACTTGACGAGCTCAAGCGGCTGAAAAGTCCAGGTCGTTTGGTCGGTCTGGATGGTGATGATGCCATCGACACAGTAGATCGATTCGACGACCTGGTAGCTAGTGTACGGGTCCATCGGTTCGAGCCGCATTCCTTGCCGTACTTGCCATGCTTGCTTAGCTGCCATGATGGCGAGCCTCCTTGTGTTGGGGTTAATAGGAACAGTCTACCCTGGTCTGGAAGGCTTGGGAAGCTTTTTTAGTCGGGAGTTCTACAGGGTGTTTTCAACCCACAGTGATACAGGCGAAAAGCAACTCTAGACAGAGTCTCTAGAGATATATACTATTATTTTTTAGATAATGTTCACATGTAGGACTGTTCAGACTAGCTTCTGGGGTCTATAGGTATAAATAAATATTATAAAAAGATAAGAAGAGATAGTAGGACTCCCGGCATCTTCCCTTGGTCTGACTTGGTTCTGAGAGCCAGTTGCTTGGTAGGATGGAGGAACCAATCCACTTCGACTGAAGGACTTCGATTCTGATGAGCGAGCAGAGCTACCTGAATCTGGCAAAGCAGATTCTGAATTACGGTGAGACCCGCACCGACCGAACGGGGACAGGAACGCGTTCCATCTTCGGAGCGCACCTGGAGTGGGACCTCCACGACAAGACCGTCGCCCTGGTGACCACGAAGGAGGTCGCCTGGGACAAGGCCCTCCATGAGCTCTGCTGGATGCTCCGCGGAGACACCTCGCTGGAAGGACTCGGGCCGGCCAGAAACATCTGGGAACCATGGGCTGACGAGCATGGACAGCTAGGGCCGATCTATGGAGCCCAGTGGCGAGGGACGACTTTCGCCTCTTCCCTCGGTGAAGAAGGCGCCGGTGACGGTTCGCTTCGGGTGGATCAGTTGGCGAACGTGATTGACTTGCTTCGTCAGTCGCCTGACACCCGCAAGGCTGTCCTGTCAGCTTGGAGCCCCCGCGATCTCCCGATGATGGCCCTGGAGCCATGCCCAGTGCTGTACCAGTTTTCAAGGCGAGGAGCGACCTACGGTGACCTGGAGCTGAGCGTCTACCAGCGTTCGGCGGACATGTTCCTGGGAGTCCCGTTCGACCTTTTTGAAATGAGCGTCATGGCTCACCTGGTGGCTCGCGAGCTCGGGATACGGGCGACTCGGCTGATCTGGAACGCCGGAGACACCCACATCTACAAGAACCACTTGCCCCAGATGATGGAGCAGGTCGGGCGTCGGATCTCCAAGCACGTTCCGTCTCTGGTCGTCAAGGACCGGGCACCCGCGCTTCTGGACCCCTCGCTGGCTCGCCGGCACCTGGAGATCTGGAACTACGCTTCACTGCCCCGTCTGACCGGAAAGGTAGCTGTCTGATGCTGGAACCAGAGTTCGAGATCAAGGACCACTACGGTGATTCCCTTGCCGTCGCCGCTGACCTCACCAGGAACGAGATCACCTTCACGATCTGCGAAACCTACGACTGCGCTTCTGCCGAGATCGGGGTCGTGGAGCTGGGAGTTCTGGTCGAGCACCTTGCCGGCCTGATAGGAAAGAGGTTAGTATGAGTAGGGTCAAGGTTATCTTCTATATGAAGAGCGGCCACCTGATCAAGGTCATGGCTGATGAAATTCAGACGACCCGGGATGAGGCTTCCGGAAGGCTGATGGAGTTCACCCTGAAAGGGGCTTCCCCTGCGGTGGTAGGTCTCATGTGCGAGAACATCGAGGCGGTCACCTGGACGAGGGTCGGATCCGTTGAGGTGCCGGAATGAGTCAGCACCATATCAGCACCCGCCACATGAAGACCGTGAGGCGGAGGTTCCGAGAGGAGTGCAAGGAGAAGGACGAACCTTGCTGGCTCTGCGGACAGCGGACCATCGACTACGAGACTCAGGGTGAACCTGATTCGTTTAGCCTGGACCACTTCTATCCGGTGAGTACTCACCCCGAGTTCATCACTGACCCGGCTAACTTCAGGGCTAGCCACTCACTGTGCAACACCAAGCGAGGGAACGCTGCCCCGACAGCCGGCCTCGGAACTACGAGTGAAGACTGGGGAATCTAGGATGCTCCGATTGAAGTTCACTAATGCCGGCGACAACAAGTGGCGCTGGATCATTTACACCGAGCAGGAGGGTGTAGTCCTGCTGACCAGCCCGGCGTATGAGACCTTTGCCGCGGCCGAGGAGATGTGCGTCCACTTCTTGATGCACGTCGGCGTGATGCCGGCTCAGTACGCCACGGTCATCACCGGTGCTTTCAAGGAGTGGAAGCAGGAGATGGCTGAGGAAGAAGACCGGGAGAAGCGCCAGCTGCGGCTTCTCATGGAACAGGATGCTGCTGACGCAGAGGATCAGCAGCGGCTATTGGATGGAGGACTCTGATGCATGTCAAGTACGAGGAGACCGAGGATGGCGCGTGGATCTTCAAGATCTACACGGTCGGTCATGGTAAGCCGACCGTGAAGTCGCTGCCTTACAAGACCTTGGAGATGGCATGGATCGGGTACGCTCAGCTGGAGTACGAGATGCGAGAGCTGGAGGATGGGGAGTACGAGCCAGGCTACAGGTACAAGCCACAGCCTGACCGCTTCCCTGAGCCGAGCAAGAAGAAGCGCCGGACTCGGAAGCAGAAGAGGCGGGCCAAGAAGAAGGGTCTGCTGCTTGGTCTGCCTGAGGAGTCGAGGCAGCGGCAGATCCTCAACGCTCGGACCGGCGACAAGAGGCCGTTCTGATGGGCGACCTGCAAAGGGTGCCAGTCACCCTGACCATTCAGATCGACGGACACGGACCTGAAGAGGTCGTGAGCCTGTCAGTAGGCATCAAGAGCGGCAGGCTCATCCACTCGGTGAGCGGGGTCAAAGGCGTCGGAGTCGTGCTGGACGAGACTGACCTCGGGCTGTCGTTGATGATGCTGACGGCGACAGTCGACAAGGTGATCCTGGATCTTCTTCGGAACTCGGGCTGACCGGGAACTGAACGGGAAGGGGGAGGGCGGCACAAATCACGGAGAAGTCCGGGGATGGCCCTTCCCCTGGGCCGGGGGGTTTTCCCTCCCCCGGCTTTTCATCCACCCCTATCTATATAGCCGCGCGCGATTATATCTAAAACTGCAAGGAGTTGTTTTATATGGCATCAGATGAGGTCGCCCTCGAGGGTGATATCGAGTACGGGAACGAGTTCACCGGCAACATGTACGTGCTGGAGACACAGGTCCAGAAATCCATCGGCGAAATGCCCTGGTTGACTGAGGCGGACAACGGGATGATTACCCTTGCCCTGCAGTACGCCAAGCGAATTGACAACGCCCTGAGGATCGCCGACAACCTGCCGGGCGACGCCACGGCGCAGGTCAATGCCACCAAGGCGCTCTACCTCGGGCCGCACCTGGTCAACTGTTTGAAGGAACTGGGAGGAACACCGGGCTCCAGGCTAGAATTGGAAGCGAAGCGCAAGGCTATCGTTGATCCAAAACTAACCAAGGAGGAGGATAAGATTGCCAGTTTCCTCGCCGACAACCTGGTCAAGGTCGCAGCAAGAGCTCGATCTAGCAAGTGAGTTCTTCGAAGACGGCCAGATTCCCGAGCACCTTGGACACATGGAGCCGCGAATCTGGAGCCGTCCGAAGCGCGCGCTGACCCCCGCGACGTCTCTTGGTTACGAAGTTATCAACTTCGCCAAGAGCGTCTTGGGGGTTTTGCTGTTTCCCTGGCAGCAGTGGTTGCTCATCCACGCCCTGGAGCTGAACGAAGACGGGACCTACCGGTTCAAGAAGCTGGTGATCCTGGTCGGCCGGCAGAACGGCAAGACGACCCTGCTCACAATCCTCTCCCTGTGGTGGCTCTTCGTTGATTCCCTGAGGGACACCAACCGAATCCCGCCGTCCGACTTCCTGATCCTCGGCACCGCCCAGGACCTCGACACCGCGACCGAAGCCTGGGACCGGACCCTCAAGTACTGTGACCCCGACCCGGAGAACGAAGCCGGCATTCCAGACTTGATGTCACGTAGCCTGAAACCCCTCAGGGTAAACGGCGGTAGGTCCATCCGACTGAAGAAGGGCCAGAAGTACAAGGTCAAGGCGGCGACTCGCAAGAGCGGCCGCGGCAAGAGCGCCAGCCGAATCATCATGGATGAGCTCCGCGAGCAGCAGACCTTCGAGTCCTGGGCAGCCATCACCAAGACCATGAACGCCATCTGGAACGCCCAGCTCTGGACGATCTCGAACGCAGGCGACGCGAAGAGCGTCGTCCTTGCCCACGTCAGGAACCTCGGGCACGCCGCGGTCAAGGCCTGGGCCGAGCAAGTCGAGACCGAGCAGATGGATATCGCCGAGTGGGAACGCGAGTTTGACGGCACCCTCGGTCTCTTCGAGTGGTCCGCCCTGGAAGACTGCGAGATCAACGACGCCGACCAGATCGCCAGGGCCAACCCGTCACTGGGCTATGTCGTCATGTGGGAAACCATCATGTCCGACATGAAGACCGACCCGCTCTTCGTCTTCCGCACCGAGGTCCTTTGCCAGTGGGTCACTGCTGCCATCGAGACCTACATCACGGAAGAGGAGTGGACCGCGCAGATCGACGTGACCTCCAAGATCGACAAGGAGTCTCCTGTCTACGTCTCGGTGCACGTCTCTGAGAACCGAGGCATGTCCTATATAGCTATCGCAGGCTTCCGCAAGGACGGAAAGAAGCACGTCGAGATCGTCGCCCAGCGCGCCGGCATGCTCTGGGTCCAGGGCGCTATCAAGAAAATGAACGCCAAGCGGCCGATCGCAGAGGTCATTATACAGGCCAAGGGTACTCCTGCCATGGAGTTGATCGAGCCGATCCAGGATCTCGACATCCCGGTCTACACCGTCGGGGGCTCCGAGCTCGGATCCTCGACCGGGCAGTTTCGAGATAAAGTTAGAGACGGTACTGTATGGCACCTGGCTCAACCGATTCTGGACCTGGCAATATCAGGCGGAACCACGAAGCGCCTGGGAGACATGCAGTTCTGGGATTTGGCGGGGTCGCCCATCGACATCGCACCTCTGGTAGCCGCCACCTATGCGGTATTTGGACTCGACCGCAGGCACGAACCTGAACGCAAGTCAGCTTACGATGACGACAGCGAAGACGACGGACAGCAAGAAAACGCAGATTGGTGGAACTAGGATGGCAGAGGGAAAGGTCTCCCGCTTCGTACGGGCCCTTCTGAACGGCGGCAGCACGCAGTTCAAGGGTGAGGCGTATGGCCATGAGGTTACCTACACGATCAACAATGCAGACGGCGGCGCCTTGTTCGCCAACCCTGCCAAGATGACGCCGGCCGCGATGTGGCGGACTCAGCCGCATCTGCGTACCGTCGTCGACTTCCAGGCGCGCCAGATCGGCATGCTTGGCCTTCACCTTTTCGACCGGGTTACCGATGACGAGGTCAAGCGGATCCGAGCCGGCAAGATTTACGACACCATAGCACGGCCTAATCCCGAGCAGACTACCTCGGAATTCGTCGAGGAGCTGGTCTCTGAGTGGGCTCTATATAATGAAACCTATGTCATCGTCCTGCCGAACCTGAGTGGCGGCTACGACCTCCGGGTCCTGCCGGCAGACTGGGTCGAGGCTACCTGGAAGAACTCTTTCCAGGTTGAGTACTACGTCATCACAGGCTTTGACTCCAAGGAGATCAAGGTCAAGCCAGAGCAGATCCTCCACTTCAAGGGCTGGACGGCAGGCGATCCGCAGAAGGGCACCTCTCCTGTAGAGACCCTGCGGTTGATCCTTGCCGAGCAGCACTCGGCCCGCGTCTACCGCGACCAGGTCTGGCGCAAGGGCGGCAGGAACGCCGGCGTCATCAAGCGGCCGGCAGACGCTCCTCCATGGAACAACGCCGCTCGCGCCAAGTTCATGAGGATGTGGACCGCGTTCACCGGCAACACCGGGGAGCGCGCCGGCGAGGACGTCCTGCTGGAAGACGGCATGGAGTACGAGAGCGTCAAGATGACCGCTCGCGACGAGCAGTTCGTCGAAGCCTCTAAGCTGTCCCTGGAAACTGTCTGCCAGGTCTATCACATCAACCCGACCATGGTCGGCATGCTGGACAACGCGAACTACTCCAACGTGCGGGAATTCCGCCGGGGGTTGTACGGGGATACACTGGGCCCGATCATCAAGAAGATCGAGGACCGCTTCAACACGTTCCTCCTGCCGTTGCTCGGCGGAGGTCCTAACATGTTTGTCGAGTTCAACGTCGAGGCCATGCTCAAGGGCTCCTTCGAGGAACAGGCCGGCGTCGTGAACACCGCGACCGGCCGTCCATGGCAGACTGTCGACGAGGCCCGTCACCACTTCAACCTGCCACCGCTGCCAGGAGGCGACAAGCTGGTCATGCCTTTGAACATGATCACAGCAGGCGGGGAAGACGAGTCCGAGGATTCCAAGAGCATGAGCGCTGAAGAGATGCTCCAGCGCGGCAACTACGCTTCCACTCTGATCCGCTCTGGCTTCGACCCGAACGAGTCGATGATCGCCGCTGGCTTGCCGGCCGTCCCGCACCTGGGACTTCTGCCAGTCACCGTCCAGCGCCCGACGGACGGCGGCACCGACGGTGCTGTCGACCAGGAGCTAGTCGACGAGATCACCAAGTCCCCTGTCGAGGTCTTCACGAAGTTCCTGGAACGCCAGGCCAGTGCAGTCCTCTCACGGAAGAAGGCCGGCCGCGAGGACTGGTGGGACGAGGACCGCTGGATGCGCGAGCTCTTCGACGACCTGACCAAGTCCGGCGTCGACCAGCAGAACGCCATGGCCACTTCGGTCATCGCCGTGTCCGAAGCCTTCGCACTGTACAATGAAGGTCGGGAAGACGTCAAGGAATCCCTGGTGAACAACCTCCTCCCTTGGCTCCATCAGAACGAAATAACCACAGGAGAAACCGATGCGTAAGAAGGACGACGCCCCGGGCATGAAGTTCATGACCGTGGAGATCAAGGCGGCTGATGAAGCTGACGGCCTGAAGGTCGGGCAGTTCACTGGGTACGCTTCCGTCTTCGGCAACAAGGACAGCTACGGCGACGTCGTCGTCAAGGGTGCCTTTGCCGAGACCCTCCAGAAGTACGACGCTGGCGGGGCCGGCGTGCCGGTCTACTGGCAGCACCGCATGGATGATCCGATGATGAACATCGGTATCACCCTGGAAGCACGCGAGGACGACCACGGTCTGTTCGTCAAGGTCCAGCTGGACCTCGACAATCCGAACGGCGCCCAGACGCACAAGCTCATCAAGGAGGGCCGTGTGAAGCAGATGTCCTTTGCCTTCACGGTCGTCGAACGCAAGTGGGTCGACACTGAGGAGGACTTCTACCAGGAGCTCACCCAGCTGGACCTACATGAAGTTTCCGTGGTGCCCGTGGGGGCTAACCAGGAAACTGAGCTTCTTGCGGTAAAGTCTATGTTTGTAGGCAGCCCTGAGGAAACGAAGGCTGTCGACCTCCTGCTCAAAGCTATTGGCCTGATCCGCCAGGGCGAAGACTCGGGAGTAGTAGAGCCTGAAGAGGTAGTCCGTGACGAGGAACCGACGGTGACCAAGGTAGTAGCCGAGGAGTCGCTTGAAGTCAAGACGCAGAATGACGATCCCGATGCAGCTCTCGCACTAATCGCGCTGGCGACCGCCGGCGTGAACTTCGATTGAAAGGGAAGCCGAGACCATGGCTAAGACCCTAGAAGAGCAGCGAGCAGAGGTTGCCGAGAAGGCTGCGGCAATTGCTAACGGCGCCAAGGCGTCTGCTCGCTCCCTGACCTCCGAAGAGGTTGGGCAGATCCGTGAATTTGTCGAAGAGATCAAGGGCTTCGACATCCAGCTCAAGAACGCGACCGACGCCGAGAACCTTCTCGCTTCGATCTCCGCTCCTGTCGGCTACCAGAAGAGCGAGTCGGGACTCCTGACTCCTTCCAAGGCAAGCACCATCGGTGCCCACTTCTACGAGTCGGCTAAAGACCAGCTCGCACAGGTCAAGGGCCAGCGCTTCTCGGTCTCCGCACCGGAGTTCGGGTCCAAGGCCGCAACGGACACCCACAACACGAACGACTTCAACGCTCTCCTGCTGCCCCCGCAGTACGACTTCAACATCGTTCGTCAGGTTCAGCGTCGTCTGTTCCTCACCGACTGGCTGGGTGCTGGCACCCTGACCTCCTCGGCGATCACGTACTTCGTTGAAAAGGCTGATGCCTCGATCGAGGGCGCTTTCACCACGGTTGCAGAAGAAGGCCACAAGCCTCAGCTGCACATGCCGGATTACGACCCGGTAACCGAGACCCTCAAGAAGATTGCCGGTTTCATCAAGATCTCTGACGAGATGCTTGAGGACGCGGCCTTCCTGGTCTCCGAGATCGAACAGCGCCTGATGTGGCAGCTGATGCTCTTCGAAGAGAACCAGCTCCTCAATGGTGACGGCCTTGGCACCAACGTCAAGGGCCTGCTCAACCGCGCCGGCCTGCAGACCGAAGTCTCTGCCAACATCACCGACAACTTCGATGCCATCTTCCGCGCTCTGACCAAGGTCGAGACCGGAAGCGACCTGACGGCCGACGGTATCGTCATCAACCCGTCGGATTACCAGAAGCTCCGCCTCGCCAAGGACGGCAATGACCAGTACATTGCCGGCGGCCCGTTCCAGGGTCAGTACGGCGTCGGCGGCATCATGGTCAACCCACCGCTCTGGGGTCGCACCACCATCGTCACCCCGGCAATCGCCGCCGGTACGGTTCTGGTCGGCAACGGCGCCCAGGCATCGACTGTGTACCGCAAGGGCGGTGTCCGCGTTGAAGCAACCAACGCCAACGACACCGACTTCGAATACAACCGGATCACGGTCCGCGCTGAAGAGCGTGTGACCCTGGCAGTCCGCAAGCCGGCTGCCTACGTGAAGGTCACCCTCGACTACGATCCTGCCGTCTAAGGTTCAGGTAGTAGAATGAAAGCCGGGAGAACATAGTTCTCCCGGCTTTCCTCATACTTAGGAGACACAGTGGAAGAGCTTCGGATTTTTGAGTACTTCGTAAACGGGCTGCCTCACACGGCACAGCTGGACGAGCGTCTTGCAAAAGACATGGGTCTCGACTGGGACAAGCACCTTGGTGCTCAGGTTCAAGCTAAGCCAATCCCGGCGCGAGGTAACCCCGCAGAAAAGACCCAGGAGGTTTCGGCTAAGGCCAAGACCCCGCGCAACAAGGCTGTCAAGCCGGAAGACAAGTAGGCCCACCATGGTTGCTCCACCGATTGTTAGCCTGATCTCAGGCAAGGCGCCGAACAGCCCGCAGTTCTGGCTGGACGCGGCTCAGCAGGCTGTTCGAAATTACTGTGGATGGCATGTGGCCCCTGCCATCGATGAGACCCTGACTGTTACCGCCCGGGGTCCTCGCACGCTCTTCTTGCCGACCGGCAAGATCAACGCCATGACCCTGGTCATGAACGACGGGGTTGATGTCACAGCCGACGTCCAGATGGACAAGACCGGATATCTCTATATAGATGGAGGGTGCTGGTCGCTGAAGCTCGGCGGCGTCGTCATCACGATGAACCACGGCTACGCGGCCGACGAAGTATCTGACCTGGCAGGCGTCATCTCAAGGCTGGCTTCCAGGGCTGCAGCCTCGGCATCCAACATCACGGCTCAGCGAGCCGGCGGCATGTCGGTCAACTACGGCACTGTCGATGGACTCCCTGCCGGGACCGGGCTCCTGATCTCAGAGAAGGCCGAGCTAGATAACTACCGAGTGGTGGTGTACTAATGGCCATTGAATTCGCCTACGGCGAGGCAGTCGTCCGGCTCGTCTGGTCGGCCGGCCCGAAGGACAAGTACAACAAGCCGACCGACGTCTACACCGCCGAGACCCTGGACGGCGTCGGCGTCGACGTTCCGGAGCTGGATCCGAACATTCCGCAGGATGATCAGCAGGTCATGGACACCACCCTATTCCTGCCACCAGGCACAGCCACTTCCAAGCGTGATAAATTCGTGGTAAGGGGCGTGACCTACAATGCGGTCACTGACGGCGTAGTCGTCAAGAACGCCTTCACCGGTTCGGTCTTCCCGACGCCGGTCAGAGTGAGGAACGTCAGTGGCTAACCGAGACAAGATCATCTTCAATAAGGATGCTGCCCAGAAACTTCGCAAGGATCCCAGGGTAGCAGCCGATCTTTTGCGTCGCGCCAAGCGAGTAGCTGCTGCAGCTGGCGGCGAAGAGATGGGCTACAAGGTCACTGAGCTGGTCCTCGAAGAGACTCGCTCGGCTGTCTCGGTCATGGCGACCGGCAAGGCCCACTTCGACAACAAGAAGCACCAGTCTCTGCTGCGTGCTCTGAACGCCGGGAGGTAGCCGTGGTTGAGATCATCCAGCCGGTCGACCCTGTGCAGAAGGCGATTGCGTACCTGACGCCGTTCTTCCCAGACGTCGTCTTCGGCCTAGGCGTTCCCTCTGACTGGACTTGGGGCCCATTGCTGATCGTGGTCTCAGACGCAGGCGGCGCCGGCACTCACGACTACATCCTCGATAACGCCTATCTGAGGGTTGAGATTTCCTGCCAGGATGTGGAGCTTTGCTCTGAGACTGCACGGAAAATCCACGGATTGCTCGCAGCCTGGCAATTCGAGGATAGAGCGGTATATTGGGATAGGACGCTCCAGCGTCCTACCTACGCCCTAGACGAGGAGACTGAGGTCCCATCCTACTCGCTGACGGTATCCATGAATTTCCGGATGACACGCGAACAGGTCACGGCCCCGTGAACCTCTATATAAACCACAATCCGAAAGGAACCCGATGAGTACCGGAACCGATGCCATTCTCGTGGGCGCGCCACTCACCGCTACCGGCGGTGTGCTGTTTGCAGACCCCGCAGTGGCTGGCCCCACCAACGCAACCACGGCACTGGACGTGGGCTTCAAAGAAGGCGGCTATGTGGGTGAAGACGGGGTAACCCGTACCACCGATGCCTCCGACGAAAAGATCAAGGCCTGGGGCGGCGACGTCGTCAAGATCGTCCGCACCGAGCACTCGATCACCTACACCTTCCAGTTCATGGAGTCCGCGAACGCGGAAGTCCTGAAGCTGATCCACGGCGAGGACAACGTCATCATTGTCCCGGCAGTTCCCGGCACTTCGTCCGGCACTGTCACCGTGAAGCAGACCTCCAAGCTTCCCCCGCGCAAGCAGTTCGTTCTGGACATGATCGACGCCACCAACACCATCCGCGAGTACATCAAGGATGGCCAGCTCACCAGCTCCGGCGACGTGGTCTTCGTCCACTCCGACGTGATCCGCTACTCCGTCACCATCGAGGCTTTCCCCGATGACGACGGCGTCAAGGCCATTACCTACATGGATGACGGCCTGGGCTAAGCCCGCAAAAACCTCTTGCCCCTGATTGTGTCGGCTCTCAGGGGCAAGAGCTTCACCTTTTCAAGCCGACAAACCAACAAGGAGCCGACATGCCCGTAAGCAAGAAGCGCAAGATCAACCGCAAAGACGGTGGACAGAAGCGCTACGAGATGGTCCAGTTCACTTCCGAACTTTTCGACGAGGGCGAGACCTTCACCTTCCCAGACCAGAAGCACATGAGCCTCAAGCTCATCGCAGCCCTGAACGAAGGCGACGTCGGAGTTCTGATCGCCTGGCTGATGTCAGCCAAGGTTGACCCTGCCGAGATCGACGCGATCGGCGAACTTGAGCAGGGCGAGATCGAAGAATTCATGTCCGCCTGGGGCCGAGGATCGACGATCTCACTCCCAAAATAAACGGCCTGATCCAACTCCACAAAGAGTTCCCGGAGGGCTTCGAGGCCTCGCTCATTGAGCGGGGCCTCCGTTTTCGGGATGTGGGTTCGCGTGATTTTGACTGGTCCGACCTGCATGCAGTCATCATGACCCTGCCCTATGACTCACCCCTGGAGCGCCAGAAGAACGGGAAAGACTGGCACTGGTACGGGCCTTTGACGGACATTCTAGCGGGGATCTACGACAATATTGGGGTAGGTGTTGCCACACAAGCTCAACGGCGGAAGTGGCGTAAGTCTGATCTACCTAAGCCATTGAGACGGCCATGGCAAGTCCAGAAGCACATCGAGAAACTTGGCAAGATTGCGCTGCCTCTGGACCAGGTCCGGGAAAGGCTGGGCTGGAACAAGAAGAGGTGAACAAATGGCTGCTGTCGAACTGGCTACCGGTTATGTGACTCTCGCAGTCGAAACCCGGGGAATCAACTCCCAGGTGGCACAGGCATTCCGTGGCGCCGGCGGTGTAGCAACCACCGCCGGCCGTTCCATGGGTCAGTCCATGGCCCGGTCCTTCAACGCAGCCCGACCAAACATCGACGTTCTCCGTGCTGAATTCGAGAACGCTGAGAAGCGCATCGTTGCCCAGGCAGAAGTCTCCGCTCGTAAGCAGGAGGCCGCCAAGCGCAAGGTTGAGATCGCCCAGGCGAAGCTCAATGAGACTACTACCCGATATGGCGCCGGATCTTCCCAGGCCTTGACAGCGGCTGACCGGTTGGCTGTCTCTGAGCAGAAGCTCACTGCCGAGACCATGGCAGCCCAGAGCGCTCAGAACAAACTTCAGACTGAACTCAACCAGTCAAGGACCGCCCTGGATAACGCCACGGCGGCATCTTCCAATGCCTCCTCGACGTACGCCCGAGGTTGGAAGGGTGTCGGCCAGCGGCTGAAGGGCTACCTGACCAAGGGCGTCAGGAGCGCCGGCCGTGAAGCAGAACAGGCAGCAGCCAAGTCCGGCAAGGAGGGCGGCGGCCGGTTCTCTAGCGCGTTCAAGGGAGCCATTGCCGGCCTAGCAGCCGGCGTCTCGATCCAGGCCATCGGCACCCAGATCGTCAAGTCCATCACGAACGCCGGCAACCTGGAACAGTCGATCGGCGCTATCGACTCCGTGTTCAAGGGCAGCGCCAACCAGATGCACGACTGGGCGAAGAATGCCGCAGTCGACGTAGGCCTGACGCAGAACGAGTTCAACGAGCTCGGCACCCTGATCGGCGCCCAGCTCAAAAACGGCGGCACCGCCATGGACGAGCTCGGTCCGAAGACCAAGGGCTTGATCGGCCTCGGCGCCGATCTCTCATCCATGTTTGGCGGCACCACGAAGGAGGCCGTCGAGGCCCTGTCGTCCGCCCTCAAGGGTGAGATGGATCCTATCGAAAAGTACGGCATCACGATGAATGCCGCGGCTATCGATGCCGAGGGCATGCGTCTTGGGCTGGAGAAGACCGGGAAGTCCTGGAGCACTTCAGCCAAGCAGGCCATCGTCATGTCCCTGGCTACCCAGCAGTCGGCAGATGCACAGGGCAACTTCGCCCGCGAGTCCGATACGTTCGCCCACAAGCAGCAGGTCATGCAGGCCAAGTTCGAGAACTTGACCACGACCATCGGCGGGTTCTTCCTGCCGGTCCTGACCAAGGTCTTCAGCTACGTCGCCGACGTCGCAATCCCCGGCATCTCCACGTTCTTCGGATGGCTCGGCAAGACCGAGGTAGTCAGGGTCCTGGGGGACACCTTCAAGAACCTGGGGAGCTTCGTCCAGACAGACGTCGTCCCTGCCTTTGCCGCGGCCGGAGGCTGGCTGAAGGAGAACAGCGGCCTGATGTCGTTCCTTGGAACGGTCATCGGAACTACGGCCGGCGCGCTGATCGTGGCCAAGATCGCCATGGGCGCTTGGTCCACTGCCGTGAAGATCGCGACAGGCATCCAGGCTGCGTTCAACTTCGTCATGAACGCCAACCCGATCATGAAGGTCGTTGCCCTGATCGGTCTCCTGGTCGGCGCGATTGTTTGGCTATATAAGAATAACGAGACAGCTAAGAAGATCATCGACGCAGCCTGGCAGGGTATCCAGACAGTCGTGAAATTCGCGTGGAACAACATCATCAAGCCGGTCTTCAACGCGATCGTCGGCTTCGTAAAGAACACGCTTGCCCCGATATTCAACTGGCTGTGGAAGAACATCATCTCCCCGGTCTTTACTGGTATTTGGTCCGTCGTCAAAATCTACTGGGCCCTCATCGAGACGATTTTCAAGGGCATCGTCTGGACTGTCAAGAACGTCCTGGCCCCGATCTTCACCTGGCTTTGGAAGAACATCGTGCAGCCGGTATTCGCTGGGCTGTTCGGAACTATTTCCGATGTGTGGAACAAGAAGATCAAGCCTGTCCTGGAGGTCTTCGGCGGGTTCCTGAAGGCGACCGTCGGCCCAGCCCTGAGTAAGGGTGTCGACACCATCAAGAAGATCTGGGAGGGCATCCGCAAGATCGCTGCCGCTCCGATCAACTTCGTGATCGATACCGTCTACAACAACGGTCTGCGCAAGGCGCTGAACCTGGTTCGCAAGGTCGTCGGCGGAGATCCCCTGGATCCACTGCCGACCATCGGCGGTTACGCCAAGGGCGGCAAGGTCAAGGAAAACTGGTACCTTGCTGGCGAAGAAGGCCCAGAGCTGATCCACCGCGGCTCCGAGTCCAACCGCGTCTACACGGCTGCAGAGACTGCCAAGGCGTTCAGCGAGATGGGAAGCGATTCCCCTCTTGCCGAGAAGGCCAAGCAGGCAGCTACTTCCCGCCGCGGCGAGAAGCTCCCGATCGGCGGTTGGCTCGGCGACATCGGCAAGGCACTTGCCAAGCCGATCGACTGGGTCCGTGGCGGTCTGGCCAACGCAGCTGAGAAGCTGATTGGCCCGTTGAAGGACGGGGTCAAGAACATGATCCCAGGCGGGACGGAGTTCGGTAAGACGACCCGGTCCGCCCTCGACAATGCCTTCGCTGCGACCATCAAGTGGATCCGCGGTAAGGACGAGATGCCAGAGACCGCCGGCGGCGGCTCGGGCGGCGACTCGTTCCTGAAGGTGCTCGGAGCTCTGGGCTCGTTCTCGCGTCCTCGCGGAACGATCACCTCTGGCTTCGGGTCTTCCCGTGGTGCTTACCCCCACGCCGGCATTGACTTTGCCCAGCCGATCGGTTCTATCGTCCGTGCGATGTTCAACGGCGTTGTCCGGAAGACCGGATGGAACGCTGTCAGTGGTCGCTCCGGTAAGGGCGAGGTTATCGATCACCCTAACGGGTACTCATCCTACTACGGCCACCTCTCCGGGTGGACCACCAAGGCCGGCGACAAGGTCAAGGCGGGCCAGCCGATCGCGTACTCGGGCAACACCGGTAAGTCGACTGGCCCCCACCTCCACGCCGAGATCTGGAAGAACGGCAACCCGTTCAACTTCATGAGCTGGCTGCACGACGACGGTGGCTACCTCGGCACCGGGAAGTCGGTCCTGGAAAACAAGACCGGTCACCCTGAGCCAGTCCTCACCGCACCCCAGTGGGATACGATGTTTACATTGGCTGACAGTGTTCGGGCAGGCGATTCCGGTGGGGATAACTACTACATCGAGAGCATCATCATCCCGGCTAGCGACATCGCTGAGTTCAAGGACATCACTGAGTTCTTCAACACAGCTAAGCGCACCATGCGGAAGGGCGTAATCAAGTAATGGCCATCACCTGGGGTTCATACGTAAACAACTCCTCCGGTAACGGAATGCGGCTGGGATACGAATTTTCCCAGTCGCCCTCCACCGTGGGCACCGGCACTTCTTCCGTCGTCGTGACCCTGGAAGTCTGGGTGCAGACCAAGGCATCGGTCGTTGACTCGACCAACACCTTCACCATCTCCGGTGACTTCTCCCAGTCCGGTTCCGAGAACATCAACCACAGCGGCGCCGACACGACTCTCCTGCAGACTGAGACCAGGACCGTCTCGACCAGCTACACGTCGACGGTCGTCTCTGACTTTTCCGCGTCACTGACCGGCATCAACGCCATTCCAGGCACCGCTTCTGTCTCCGGTGCCTGGACCACCGCCAAGCGCCCGATCTCCGCCCCGGCTGCGCCATCCAGCATCGGCGTGTCGCGAGGCTCTGATACCAGCCACACGATCACCTGGACGAACAACTCGCCGACTGCGGCTGGTGCTCCGTACCAGAACATCGAGGTCCAGCGCTGGGACAACGTCAGCGATGCCTGGTCGACCATTGCCACGCTAGGCGTCGTGACCTCCTACACGAACACTTCGACGATCGCCAACCGCCAGTACCGCTGGCGGGTCCGTTCCAAGAACACGGCTGGCACTTCGTCCTATGTAACTTCCGGCTACTGGTCGACTACGCCGACGTCTCCCAATACACCTGTGGCTTCCAAGATCTCCAACGATGTCAAGCTAGACTGGACTAACCGAAACACGGTCCAGTCTGGCGGCGTCGAGGTCTGGTGGTCGGCAAACGGCGGGGCCTACACTCTCCTGGCAACCTTGCCTGGGAACCCCAGCCCGATCACCTACACGCACAACAACCCGAACGCCGCCCAGACTCACAGGTATAAGCTGAAGGCTTATGCTGGTGCGACCGACGATGCTCCAACTTTGTACTCGTCGTTCTCCGGGGAATCGAACATCATCCAGCTGCTGACTAACCCAGCAGCTCCTACAAACCTGTCTCCGACGTCTGGAGTCGTCGACGCGGCCACGACGGCAATCACCTTCACCTGGAAGCATAACCAGGTTGATGGCACCGCCCAGACCAAGTACGATTTCCAGTACCGTCTCAATGGTGGCTCCTGGGTTTCTTCAACTGCCACGACCAGCACCCAGTCGAAGACCTTCGCGGCCGGTGCCCTGGCCAACGGCAACCAGCTGGAGTGGCAGGTCCGTACGTACGGCGCCTACGCCACTGCGCCGGCTTATTCCCCGTGGTCCGCTATTGGAACGCTGACCCTGTCTGCCGCGCCTCAGGCCGGCTTGACTTACCCTGACGGTGTCACTGACGTGGCTACTTCCAGGCTCTCGCCAGTATGGACCTACTACGACGAAGAAGGCTCGGCTCAGTCTCAGTTCCGCGTCAAGCTCTACACGGCCGGTGGTGCAGCTCTCCTAGAGGATCGCTCTGGCTCAGGAGCTATCACGACCTACGACCTGACGACTCTCCTGCAGAACGGAGTATCGTACCGGGTCGGTGTATCCGTCCGAGACGGTGTTGGCCTATGGTCTCCTGAGTTCACCCAGGACTTCACTGTCACCTTCGCCCTGCCTCCTGTTCCCCTGGTCGACGTGACCTGGGACCCAGACGGGGCAGCTGTCCAGGTGTCCATCAATAACCCTGTCAACGTCGGTGACCCGGCAGTGACCGACCACAACGAGGTCTGGCGCTCCCTGGACGGTATAACGTACGAGAAGATCGCGGACGACGTTCCGACCAACGGAACTGTGACTGACTACGTGCCGGCTGCAGGCGTCGAGAACCTCTACCTGGTTATCGCCCTGACTTCAATCGGTGCGTCCTCGTCTTCCGCCCCGACGCCATTCACCACCCCGACCACGGCCGGCTGGTTCTGGTTCAACGGCGGGCCGGCATTCTCGCAGCTGGTCAAGCTCTACTACGAGCCGGCTCGCCAGCGCAACTTCAGCAGGGCCAAGACCCTGAACAGTTTCGCTGGCCGGGAATTCCCCGTGGAGACGTCAGGCGAGTCAAGGACCAGGGACTTCGATCTGTCCTTTGCCGTGTTCGGCGAGGATGACTCTACCCTGCAGCAGATCGAGGACCTCGCCGACTTGGCAGCCCCGATCTGCGTGCGGGGCCCGAGCGGAGAACGTCGGTACGTGTCTCTCCAGACCACTGGCTCCTCTAGCTCCGGTGTCTACGAAGCGGTAAGTTTGAAGATGACTGAGGTCTCACCTCCTCAGGTCGAAACGATGCCAGTATAAGGAGCTCCCCATGGATCTGACAGATGACCAGATTCTAGCACTGTCAGAACACCGTGAGGAGTCCTGGCGGTACGATTTGTTGAACCTTCAGGATCAGAAGATCGGGCAGTTGGACGGCGTCACTGGGGCGACGTTCGAGTGGTCGATCTTCACTGACATCCGGACCAGCGGAAGCATGGACTGCGTAGATCCTGATATTGACTGGCTGTCAGTCAGGGTCCAGCCCTGGGCCACGGTAGTCGCCGCCGGCATGGAGCTCTCCTGGCCGGTAGGCGTCTTCATCCCGGCCACCCCGGGGACCCAGTACTCCGGGGCCGGCAAGAGCCAGGCGATCGACCTCTACGACAAGTTGCAGATCCTGGTCGACGACAAGGTCGAGAACACTTATTCGGTCGCAGCCGGCACCGTGGTCACGACCTTTATCAAGACCATGCTCGCCGGCGTCGGCGAGGTTCGCGACGCGATCACCCCATCTGCCGCGACCCTGCGCACCTCCATGGTCTGGGAAGCCGACACGACCAAGCTGAAGATCATCAACGACCTCCTGGCGTCGATCAACTACTTCAGCTTGTGGGTCGACGGATACGGGGTTTTCCAGGGCGCACCCTACGTGGAGCCAGGCAGCCGAGGCATCTCTTGGATCTTCGCCGACGGTGCCCAGTGCATCTACTCGTCGGACTTCTTCCACAACAATGACGGATTCTTGGTGCCTAACAAGGTGAGCCTCATTTCCACATCTGATGGAGAGACAGCAGCTTTGACCGCACAGGCCACGAACGAAAACCCCGAGAGTGATTACAGCTATCAGAAGCGAGGGCGCTGGATCACCACGACGGAGAAGGACATTGAAGCTTCTGACCAGTCGACTTTGAACCTCATGGCCCAGCGCCGGCTGATCGAGCTCAGCGACGTCTCGTCGACCTATGACATCAGCCATGCCCTGATTCCTCTTGATTTGAATGCCGCGGTAAAATTCATACGAAGCACCGAGGGCATCCTTGAGACGGCAGTCATCCAGAAAATGTCGTTTGGCACGGAGGTCGGTGGTCTGGTGAGGACAACTATTAGGGCTGTGGCACTTTGAGCAACTACGATTTTCTCTTGCCGGCGATAGCAGACCCAACCGATACTTTCCGGTTCGGCGTCGTTACCGCTACCAGCCCTTGGCGTGTCCGTCTGGACGGAGATATCGCTGCGATCGACGTAAACCCGATCATCACCTGCGAGATCGGCCAGGGCGACCGGGTCCTCTGCTTGATCCACAACCGCCAGCTAATCGTCACAGGACGGGTCGGATCTTTCACCGCCGCTATAGAGCTCGGCAACACCGAAAACCTGAACGACCTGACTAGTGATGGTACTTGGCACCAGGCCCAGAACGCCGAGTCTTCGACGTCCAGGAACTACCCGCAGGCGCTCGCCGGCATGCTAGAAGTTTTCAACATGACCCACATCGCTGGTGGCACCACGTACATCTACCAGCGCTATACAGTCTACAACGGCACTGAGGTCTGGGTCAGGACCAACTACAACGGCACCTGGAACATCTGGCGCCGGCTGATCGGTTCTACCAGGACAGTCGACTGGACCACTGTCACTGGCTGGGACTCTACTGTTGAGCTATATAACGTCAGTGTTCCGGTCCAGGTCTGCGCGGTCGGCGGCGCGATCTTCCTGTCGGGTGCCATGCGCTGGAAGTCCGGCACCTCAGGAAAGATCGGTAACCTACCCTCGTGGGCCTACCCAGACACTTTCACCATTAAGGCTTGGCGTTGCCAGGGTTCTTCCAACAACGCGTGGGGCCTGGAAATCAATAGCTCTAACGAGCTCCGCTGGGGACGGCACGGACCTGCTGCCGCAACTACTGACGGCTGGCTCCCGTTCTCCGTCTCATGGCCACAGGTGCAATGATGATTGATCTGACAGTACTTACCATGGATGAGCTCAGTGAGCTGGCCACCGCCATTGGCCTGGAGAAGGACAAGAGGATCCTGCTCTCCTCTGCCGAGGGCCAGATCGACAAGATTCTGGTCAGCGTCAAGCAGGCCAGTGGATTCAAGAACGGCGACACCTGGGCCCAGCCGCTCGGCGCCCATGATTCCTATCCTGCCGGGGCTCAGGTCACCTATGCCGGCAAGCGCTGGGAGTCGCTTCTAACTGCCAACGTCTGGGCGCCTGGAGTATCCGGATGGCGGGAGGTTGTCGTGGAAGGCCAGGTCGCTGCATGGGTGCAGCCGACAGGTGCCCATGATGCTTACCCGCTTGGCGCCAAGGTGACTTACAACGGAAGCACCTGGGTGTCTTCCGTGGATGCGAACGTCTGGGCTCCAGGCGTCTACGGCTGGACTAACCTAGTAGGCAAGAAATGAAAAATCTACGCCCCAAAGGGCCCAGGGGCTTGATGCTCCTGGGCTTTGGCATTACCGGGATGACCCTGGGACTGACCTACTTCGTAAGTGGAGACGCTTCCGCTAGGAGCCTGGACTGGCTAACGAACCTCATCCCCATGCAGGTTTTCGCTGCCTGCTGGTTTATTGTTGGATTGTGGATGGCCGTAGCCGCTTTTACTTATCAGCACAAGCTCGCGCTAGCCGCACATTCAGGACTGTGCGTTCTCTGGGGGACAGCTTACGGAGTAGCTGCAGTCATCAAGATGATCCATGGGGAAGAGATGAACGCATTCTTCTTCGTGCCGCTATTCTGGGGGTTGGCTGTGGCATGCGGTGCAGCTGTCCGGATGAACAACCCTATCCGAAATCGCAAGGCACCGACGCCAGGATCCAAGCTCCGTAGGAGTCTGAAGAATGGATAACATCAGCATAGGCTGGAGCATCATCATTGCCGTGATCGCGATCGTCGGATCCATCGTCGCCGCCTGGCTTACTGCCAGGGGGACGAAGTACGCTGCGAAAGCAGGGGCTGATGCCACTGTAGAGATCGGCCTAGGAAATATCGACAACAGCCGCATCGAGATACTGCTCAGGCAGTACGAAGGTCTCGCGGCCGTCTACCAAAAAGACCGAGCCGACGATGCCAAGGAGATTGCCGATCTGAAGATCGACGTCCAGCGTCAGGGGCTGGAGATTCTCGATCTCCGTGGTAAGTTCCCAAAATACCGTGCCGAGATTCGCAGGCTCCGGACCCTGGTCACGTCTCTCGGCGGCAAACCTGGACCCTGGCCTCCGGACTTGGAATAGGCGGTAGGATAGGCTTGAACCCATATGGAAGGAAAACACTGTAATGGCTACCTCACAAAACGGGTGGACAGTCCGACTGAACGGTGACGAGTTCAAGGTCGTGGCGGTACCGCCAATTATCGGAAGTCTCCGGGCAGGAGATGTCGCTACCGTACTCGGGTACGTCCTGGCACAGTTCGATGCCCGCGTAGAAGACGCAGACAAGGGCAAGGATGACTGGGGCGGAAACGTCCGGCCTATCCGAGGCCAGAGCTCGGGCTACTCCAACCACGCCAGCTGGACTGCCATGGACGTCAACGCCATGCTCCACCCCCGTGGTGCCATCAACACGTTCTCCGCTGCTGAGCAGAAGGAGATCCACGAGATTCTCGACGAGGTCGAGGGAACCATCCGCTGGGGTGGGGACTACAACCTCAAGATCGCCAAGCGCGACGACATGCACTTCGAGGTCAACGTCGGGGCTGCTGCCCTTGCCAAGGTCGCAGCCAAGATCAAGGCCGGCACGATCAAGCCTTCCGGTGGTGGCATCAAGCCTCGTCCACCTGAGAAGCCGACCGTGCCCGTCAAGGCTGTCTGGACCGGAATCTCGGTCGAGGATACCAAGCTGGTCCAGCGGTACCTGAAGCAGGTTACCGGGGATTACAAGGGGATCATCGACGGCATCTACGGGCCGATGATGGTCGAGGCTGTCAAGCGCTACCAGCGCCGGCAGAACCAGTACGGCAAGTTCAACCTCAAGGTTGACGGTCACTGGGACTCCAAGGTCCAGGCTCACTACGAGTGGGTCAAGGGATACCAGGACCTGATCAACGACTGGAACGCCTCGCAAAAGCTTGGGGCTCTTCCAGAAGACGGCGACTTCGGCAACCTGTCATGGAAGCACACCAAGGCCGTTCAGTCCGCGAACGGGAAGGCACCCGACGGATTCTACTACAAGGCCGGCGGTCGCATAGCGGATGGCGACCCCGGACCGATCACCCTGAAGATGATCGGCTACAGCAAGCACCCGTAAGGAAAGACCATGAAGATGAAAGAGTACGCGAAAGCCATCGTCGCAGCCATCACGGCCGGCCTGGCAGCCCTTGCCACCGGCCTCGCCGATGGCACGATGTCCCCGGTCGAGTGGGTCCTGGTCGCTTCGGCGGTCGTGGCCGCCGGCGGTGTCGTCTTCGGCGTTCCTAACGCCGACCCAGAGGATGCTCCTGAGCATCTCGCTGAAGGCTAGTCCTGACACATGAAGGCCCTCTCCTTACGGAGGGGGCCTTCTTTTTTCAGCCGAGGACTGTGACCATCGAAGATGTCTGTCCGTTCAGCTGGTGGACCTTGCCGGCCATGTTCCTCACCAGAGCCACAGTGCGCCGGCCGTAGACGACTGGCTCACGGACGATAACGAAAGTTCCGGTCTCATAGGCCCATCCGTTCCAGAAGGTCTTCGTGAACTTCTGGCCCTCTTTGAGGCGGTCAAAGCGCTGTTCCATGGTGGTCTCCCCTAGAAGTCTTCTGGGTGTTCGCCCATAAGGGCGGCCAGGGCGGTCTCGTAGATATCGTCGAGGAAAACGATGCACTCGTTGATGACCTTGTCATAGTGGGTGCTGGCCTCTTCTCCGAAGTACTGAGCCCCGTCCATGGTGACGATATCTCGGATGTCGTCGTCCGGGTGAAAGCCTCCGTCGAAGTTGGCGGCGAGGGCGTCCATTGCCAAGCCGGCCTCAAACTTGCTCTGTGGGATCTTGATGGCTAGCATCTTCTGATCGCGTTCTGAGCGGTTCATGATGGTCTCCTTAGTAGGTTTGTTCCTTGTTGATATCTATATAGTACACTGAAAAGGGCCCCTACAGAGCACTGTAGGAGCCCTTTTCTCAATGGACTTCGCCGGGGATTAGGCGAGGGTCAGGATGCCGTCAGCGCTGGCCATGATGCTGGCCTTGCCGAAGTGGAGCTTCGTGTAAGTCACGGGGTGCTCTTCTTCGATGACGGTGACGACTTCAGTGGCGGTGACTTCCTGCCAGAGTGGGGAACCGTAGTTGACAGTATCGCCGACAACGACATCCTTCACGAAGGAAAGCTGAAGACGGTCGCCGGCAATCATCCGCTGCCAAGCGGAGTCTGACATTGGTACCGGGGTTTCCTGGGCACCCTCGCTGGCAAGGTGGCTGTTCAACAGCGACTGAGCCCCGCGGCGGGTCTTGCGGATGTTCGTCCGGTAGGTTGAGTTCCAGGTGGTGAAGAGAATCACCTGGTAGGTGTTGTTCGGGTGGAGTTCTACGTAGGCGAGGGTGTGGCCGGCGAGGTCGACTGCCATGACCTTTACGTCTCCTTCGAGGGAATTGAAGTAGCTGACTTCTGGACGGTTGTTCATGATGCTCTCCTTGGTTGGTCTGTATCTATATAGTACCCCGTTTCTATATGGAAGGGAACGCGGTACAGTCTTTATTACTAAATAGTTTCCAACCAAGGAGGATGCCGGCATGGCACGCAAGAACGAAGAACTAGACCTTATCGTCCGAGCCGTCAACATCGACTCGGAAGTCTGGGCCAAGGCTCAGGTGAAGGCAAAGCAGGACGGACTGTCGATGTCCGAGCTGATTCGAAATGTTTTGAAAGTTTATGTAGAAACGGGCCCCCAAGACCAGTAGGGCGTGCTACTATATAGATATCAACCAGGAACAAACCCACCAGGAGACTGATTCCAATGAGCACCATCTACGTCATCACCGCCCCCGACGGCGAAGTGACCACCCGCAAGACCAAGGACGGCATGACCCACGCCGTCGTTCGTAAGTTCGCAGGTGAGGACACCTACCAGGTAGCCCTTGCCGGCAGCTTCGAGAAGGCCCAGCGCGAACTCAAGAACCGCGTCGCAGCTGACCACGCTCTGATTCTGGCCTTCGATGAATCATCCCGGGCTTTCAGCTCTGATGACTCCATCGTCTACGAAGCACCAGAGCCGGCCATGCCGGCTGTGCGTGCTGACGTCAACGACGAGGCCGCCATCTGGGAGGCAGCCTTCCAGGCCGGCAAGGACTACGCGCTCAAGTGCGCTTTCCAGGGCGTCGTCGCCCCGCCGGCCAACCCGTACCTTTAACCACCAAATCAAGAAGGAGACCGATCACAGTGGAAAACCAAGAGCCCGTCCCAAGCACCCGCGTCCTCGAAGTATCCGAGGAGGAGCTGACTGTTCAGCAGCTCCGCGAGAACATCCGCGACTTGCCTTCAGCTACCAAGGTCGTCATCAAGCGGCCGGCTGACTCCGTCATTGCCTTCGAGTTCTCCTGGAAGGGCAGGACCCTCAACCAGATCTCACAGACCTGGCCAGACCAGTCCATCCAGGATCTCATCGAACGCTTGGTTGGTGAACTCCTGGAGCACGAATTTTCCGAGGACAAGGGGGTGAAGGAGCTTCTCGTAACCCTGGAGGCCGAGACCCTTCTCCAGCTGATGTCCGAGCTCCAGGTACGCCGGATCGCGGCCACCTGAGATGGATATCACCGAGAACCAGTTTCGTCTGCTGACCAACGACTTCAAGCTCTTCTGCTTATCCAAGGACATGGAAGAGGAGCGCGAAGCCGGCAACCCTGCCAACATCCCTTGGACGGAGTTTTGGCGCGCTGGCTAGTTTTGCCCGCCAGCGGATAGAATAAGGGCAAGAGACCAACTGTCACCTGAAGGGGTGAACGGTCATGGAGTATCAGGTACGTCTACTGTCTGAGGTAGTCGCGGTATTCGGCATTATGGTTTTGACTCTGCCTGTCAATACAATCATTTACGCCAGGCATGAGCTTAGCGGTAAGTATACCGCTGTATTTGACGGCATCTATTCAATAGATGACCTTCCAGAAACCAGTTTCGAAATCATCAAGTAAGGGTGTGTGTCATGCCTAAGGCTTTCGCCATTTCAAAAAGCAATTTCAATTTGGCTTTGCGTACCTTCATCACTGAAGGTGAAGTCTACGTCGAGCAGGCTTGGACTTCACTTGCCGGCACGGATGAATTCGAAGCCATGGAACGAGACGCCGTCGAGGACTTGGTCGTCTCCCTTGCCTTCAGCCTGGTGCTGATGGAGCTGTCTGGGTACTCGCGGAGCTTGTCGGGAGAATACCTGTCGTCCCACCTGGAGGTGGTGGCCAAAGCCGTGAGCATCGCTGACGAGGCCCGTGCTCGCGGGGGAATAAAAAAGTTGATTTAGTTATATAGAATTGCCTCCAGGGGGTGTCGACTGCGCCCTGGAGGTGATACTATATAGATATCAACAAGGAGCAACCTGCTCCACGACTCAAGGAGACCATCATGAGCGTCGTCGAAATCAACGCCAACGAGACCTACACCCTCAAGGGCATCGTCCTCGACCGGTTCGGTGACAGCGTCAACCGCAACCAGACCAAGACCCGCGTGTCCATGGAAATCCCGTCGGACGTCATGGAGACCATGATCGGAGTCCATCCTCCATACACCATGGTTGGTGAGGATCCCGAGAATGACAAGGCCTGGAAGGCCTACAACCGCGCTGAGGTTCGGACCATGAAGGCCGGCCTCCTGGAAGCAAACGCAGCTTTCAACTTCCTGCCGGCTGACGGCTGGGAGCTCACCTTCTCCCGGAAGGCCGGCTGCTCCTGCGGTTGCTCGCCGGCATTCATCCTCAAGACGTCAACCGGTGGTTTCCTCTGGATCGACGGCAAGCGCTACAAGTCCGTCTGGGTAGTCATCAACAAGTAACCATCCTCCTGGAGGGGCCTACGGGCCCCTCCAACAAGTAAGGAGCAAGACCATGAACAACCCTATCCATCCAGCCTGTGGAAAGACCTTCCCCGCCGGCACCCAGGCTGGTCACTGCCCGACCTGCTGCGAGACCTTCATCGGGGGCACGGCCTTTGACATGCACCGAGTGGGCATGCCGGGAACTCCCCAGAGGCACTGTGAGATCCAGCCGTACGAATCAGTCGGCAAGTCCGGCAAGACTGTCTACGGCCACTGGGCCGACGAACTCGGGTACTGGCACTACGGCAAGAAGGCGACAGCCGAGGAGAAGGCCAGGATGAAGTCCTTCTGGAAAGTCCCCGCCTAAGTCCACTCCAAGTCCATGTAGAAAAGAGGCTCCCTAGGGTGGCGGGGAGCCTCTTTTGTTGGTACTATATAGATACCAACCAAGCACAAGGAGTGATCAAAATGGAGACTTACCCCACCACCCGCGAGATCATGGTGGCCGGCGTTATCATCCCCAAGGGGACGATGGTCAAGGCCAGCCTCTCGTTCAACGGAGACAAGGTCGTCATCCTCGTCGAGGGCGTCGGCACCAAGTTCTTCCAGGTTTCCCCGGTCAAGTTCTAAGGAGATAGATTATCATGAGCGAATACATCATCGACGGAAACGTCACCGCCCACATCAGCGACCGTACGGCGAGCAACCAGTTGGTCTCGCACAGCATGGTCGTCACCCTGGCAGGGTCCTTCATGTCGGAGGCCGAGATCGTTGAGAAGACCGAGGAGTTCGTAGACGAGTTCTGTGAGGCCCACAACGTCATCCCGTCGGTTCAGTTCAGCCAGATCTACATGTTCGTCGACAGGACCGTCGTCCACCTCCACTGCTAGTTCACGACAAAGTCCATATAGAAAAAAGCCTCCGAGGGGTGTACAGCACCCCTCGGAGGTGATACTATATAGATATCAACAAGGAACAAAGGGAGATGGAAATCATGAGCGAATACACCAGGACCGACGTCAACGAGATCTTCGCAGGCACGCTGTCCACCACGGTCAAGAAGGCCGGCCTCATCGTCAACGGCCTCCTCACCGACTCGGACTACTTCGTTACCAAGCAGACCTTCTCGTCCGAAGATATCGACTTCCTCCACATGACCCTCCGCTCGGTGGTTGAAGACGAAAGCCGTTGGGTGAAGGACTACAAGGGACTGAAGACCATCAACCTCGCCGGCTACTACATGTAAGACAAAAAAGAAGAGCCTCTCCGAAAGGAGAGGCTCTTCTTTTGCCTGGTCAGGCCCACTGGCGATCCCCGGTATTGACTACCGACAAAGCCACGTTCTCTACCACCTTCCGCGTGGAAGACTCCCGACGAACTTGATACCCTCGGTCAGTAAGCTGCTTGGAGAAGACCGGGAGGGGCTTCGGCCGGATTGCCAGGTCCTTGCACCAGATGGCGTACGCGTGGTAAATCCCCATGATCGATTCCTCCATGCCGTCCTGAGGGCGGAGAGCCTCGTTGAGGAACATCCCCAAGACGTCTTGGTCCTCCTTGTAGTCGGCCACTGCGGCAAGGACAGTCAACGGTTCGTGGATCTTGCCGTCATCGGTGTTCAGGTAATGCCTTGCCCCTTCGACGATCCAGGCAAGGACAGCTTCGGCCTCGGTGGTCTTCATACTGGTCTTGACACGCGGATCCCTCTGGCTCTTAGGAATCGAGTGCGGGAAGGTGATCCGCTTCAGCCGGCGCATGAGGGCGTCGTCAGTAGACATCGGGTCGTGGTTCGTCGCGATCCAAAGCTTGAACTGAGGGAAGAAGTCGAACGCCCTCATGTACAGGTGCCGAGCCGTGGTCCTGTCCCCGGAAGTCACCTGCTTAGTCAGACGGTCGTTGAAGTGGTCACCTTCGTCGATCTCCGCGATGGACACCATCCTGGCCCCCGCCATCCGCGCGAGGTCAGTCTCAGGCACCTGGCCGCGCCGACGCATGAAGACGTGGGACGGAACAGTGATGGAGTAGTCTCCGAGGGCGTGCTCGATAGCCAGCATGTAGGTGCTCTTGCCAGATGAACGAGGACCTGAGATAACGAAGAAGCTCTCGTCATTGGTCAATCCTGTGGCCGTGTAGCCGGCGGCATCCTGCAAGTACGTCAACAGTTCTTCGTCGCCCTGGGTGCTTACCCCAAGGAAATCCTCCCAGAGCTGGCTCCTTGCCGACGGAGAGTATTTGACCCTGGTGTTTTTAGTCACCAGATCATTGCGGGAGTAGGGCCTCAGGGTCCCAGTCCGGAGATCCACGATGCCATTCTCGCAGGCGAGCTCCTCCGGGTTGCTGTCAAAGTCATCCATCTGACGGACGATCTTCGGGCTCTGCTCTACCAGGGCCTGAAGCGCCTTGTTGCCGGCAGCCGACCGGACTCGCGAGTAGCATGCTTCGTATTTGGTCCTCAGGGTCTTGTCCACGTAGGCCATGGTCGAGACCTCCTCCAGCAGGATATCTCCCACTGCCAGGAGGTTGGCCCTCAGCATGTAGTCCTCCATCGGCTGCCAGCCGCGGTCAGACCACATCAGCCAGCCAATAGCCGGCGAGAAGCGGAGGTCGTCACCGAAGGCCTTGATGAACCTGTCGGCGCAGCCCTGCTCGTCCAGCGGGAAGAAGCCCTGCTCGTCGAGAACTTCAGCCGGCTTGGAGTGGTCCTGCTTGAAAGCGGAATCGATGCACTTGGCTGCCTCAGCCCTGGAGAAGTTGGCTGCATCGGCAGCGGCGAAGATGACCGTCTCGATAAACGAACGGCCTTCATCTTTGTCGCCTTCATGCTGGCGACGAAGCCGGCAAGCCAGCTTGAACAGGGTGTCATCCCGCTGGCCCTCTGGCAAGCCGGCAAGGATGGTCGGCAGGTCTGAGAGATCCATGCCTCCTTCTGCCTTGGAGCTTGGCGCCTGGAGCGCATCGTGCAGCTCTACTGAGATAGGTGCTATGGCCCTGGCGTTGGCCTCCCAGCGGTAGGTGCCACCTGAAAGGTGGTTGGACGGCGGCAGGAGAACATAGCCGCCGTTGGCCCGGACGTCGATGCCCGGCATCCACCCGACCTTGTTCTTGTAGTCAGAGTTCGAGGGGCAGGAGTAGTACAGGTGCCGGCCACCACCGCCAGTCAGAACGCGGAGGGTGTCGATAAAGGCGTTCGGGACGTTCCGATCCATTTCCTCTGCCGACTCGAAGCCGCCTGACTTACGGTCGATGTCGATCACGATGACGCCTGAGGCGACACCGGTTGCCAGAGCCCAGTTGGCTCCCGGCCAAGTCTTGTCCCACTGCTTGACGACAGCTGGATCCGTGGTGGCGTCCTTGACACCGTTGACCGTGCGGGGGTGCTTGCCCTGGCTCTTGCAGCCGTCCTTGCCACAGGTGCACTTGCCGTCGATGATTGAGTGGCAGGGGAAAATTGCCCAGCCCTGGGAGACTAGCGCCAGGAGGTTCTCAAGATCTTGGCTCTGCATTGTGACTCCTAAAAAGTGAGTGGGTGGTTAGACGGGTTTGCCCCTCCTTTTCAGAAGGGGCAAACCTCTCGACTCCTGGGGTGTCAGACCCAGTACTTGGACTGCGTGGTGTCGCACTCGATGTAGGCGCCTTCGTTGGAGTAAATCTGCTGGCAGCTTACTCCGACGTCGTCTAGTGCTCGCTTGCACCCAGGGCACTTCCCCTGGATGCCGTCGTAACCGTCTTGCTGGCGCTTGCGGTTCTTGTCGTTCTTCTCCCTGTACTGGTCATAGAGGGTGTCTGGTGTTCCCCCGCCGAGCACGTACAGGTTGATCAGGAAGTGGAGCGCGTCGACGATCTCACCCTGGAAGGCTCGCTCGTTCACATGCCGGCTTGTGGCCCATGGCTTCCACCCTGCCTCATTCAGCGCCTCATGGAGTTCATCCGTGAGGGCCAGGACGTTGTTCTTGATCTGCTGAATCCTGACTTCGGATATCTCCCTGGCCGCCAGGGCCTCCATGTCGAGGCCGTAGGCCTCTCGCTGGAGGCTGACCTGGCGGTCAAAGATATCCTGCAGGCGATCTCCCGCCACTAGAACGGCAGCTTCGGTGCACCCGGATTCGCGACCGGGGCTTCTTCAGCGAGCATCCCCGGGTATTCCCCGGCTGGCTCGGCTGCTGCTGCTGCAGGAGCTGCAGCCGGCGTCGGGATGGAGGGGGTCATCGAGTTGACCGACCCCGTGCCGGCCGAGACGGCCGTCATGCCCTTCACGTTCTCACGGTCTCGTCCCTGCCAGGACGAGTGGTCGATCGTGACGTCGGCGACTGCGCCGACCATCTTGGCTGCCACCTGTTCGGTGGTCGGCTTCGGGTTGCCCTTGAGGTAGGCCTCGCTGATGCCCAGGGCCGCCATGTTCACGAAGAACATGTAGAGGGCCTTCTTGTTGTCGGTGGTCATCGTGATGTTGTTGTAGACGGTCTTGCCGGTCTTGGGGCCGGTGATGACCTCCATGACGACCTTGAACATCAGCTTGCCCGTGCTGGCCTGGGTGGCCTCGGCCTTGATGACCTTCATGCGGTACTTGCCAACCGGCAAGATCTCAAAGGCGTCTGCCGAATCGTCGAGGAGAGATCCCCAGTTTACATCTGCCATGTCGTGCTCCTTTGTCGGTTACTGCTGGTCTTCGGGAAATACTAATGCTAGCATTTCCGGGATGGTTGGGTTGCGTACCGGGTTCGGTAGTCGCCCTTGTACTCGCTCGCCAGCCTCAAACATATCGTGGGGGTTGACGAGCATCTGCCTCTGTGGAGCCAGGACTTTGGTGGGGTCAGTCGGGTCTGTCTCAGCCGCTACGTAGAGATAGCCGATGACGTCCAAGAAGTACGGGAGCTTCACCTGCAAGGCTCCCTGGACGTAAGGACGGTACTTGCCATCCTTCATCTGGGTCATAGCCGTCAAGACCACGACTTCGATCGGGTTGATGGGGTGCTCAGTCAGATCTCGGAAGCCGCGTACGAGCTTGTCCATCTCGTACAGTAGGTCTCCCCAGAGCTGCTGGCTCATCTGGCCTGAGGCCGTCAACTGGTCCCGGCACCTTGACTGGATCTCTGAGACGGAGTCGATGCCCAAGCTCCTGAATGGGTGCTGACCTGAGTTCAGCCACTCATAGGCCTTGCTCATGTCGGCGTACTCGCGGACGATCACCACGCAGGTTTCCCAGAGTCCGTTGTGCTCAGGTGGCGCCTCGGTCTTCGGGTCCCAGAAGACCTTGACTCCTGGCAGGAATCGGTAGGCCATCTCGGCGTCGATCAACAGTCGCGGCGGGAAGGTCGTGTTCGTGATCGTGCTCTTGCCGGCCTTCGACCCACCATGGACGATGAGTGACATGGCCACTCCCTTCCGCCGAGGTGGGCATGCGTCGTAGACCTTCTTGAGCCTGGCCCGAAGTTCCTCTTCGGTTTCCTTAGCCAATTTCTTCCTGCCCTTCTTCTTGGTAACGAGCGTCTGGATCCGAGTGGACCAGGTGCTCTTGCATTGCCAACTCTACATTGGATCCATCGTCGAAGAGCGGGCAAATTGACGTAAACGGGCACTTCCAGGAACAGTCCCGACTCGGCCTCGGCGGTACCACGTACTGCATCGGCTGACCTTCGTCGAGGTCTTTCCGGGCCTGGACGATCCGCTCCACCAGCTTCATAGTGGCAAGGTAGAAATTCTGGATCTCCGCCTTGTTGTGCCGGACTTCTTCCCGCTTGTAGAAGGGCGGCTTTGCTGCTGCCGTGCGGCCGACCTTCCGAAGCATGGTGTACCTCGCGCCGTCCGTGTACTCGTCAGGCTTGATCAAGTACTCCAGCAGGTGGTAGAACTTCATCTGCTCGTTCAGGACCAAAAGAAGCCTGTCGGTGAAGCTCTTTGTGGTCTTCCAGTCGTTGAAGAGAATGGCGCCATCACTCAAACGCTTTACCCTCTGGTCCAGCTTGCCTCGGAGTGACACCCCAGGGAGATCCGGCAGCTGATAGATGAGGACCTCCTCGTTGCTCAGGACCGCATAGCCGGCATCGAGCCCCTCCTCCTCGCGCCAGTCCAGGAACCCGCGGATCATGGCCACTGCTAGGGCCTTCTCCTTGGTCAGTTCCTTCTTGGCATCCTCAGGAAATTCCATCTCCGACAGCTTCTCGAAGTCCTCGTCGTACATCTGGTTGATGAGGTCCATCGGGTCGTTGTCCAGGTCGGAATAGATGATCTCCAGGACCTTGTGGATCTTGGTTCCCAGGGCAAGGGGGCCCCAGAGCGCAGACCGGCGCGGAGCCAGCTCCCGATAGTATTTGATATACCAACGGCGTTCGCAATCCTTGAACTCTTGGATTTGCGAATTGCTAATGAATAGTTCCTTATTGATCTTCGGCATCAACTTCTCCTTTCAAGAGGGCTTCCAGGAATTTCTTGTCTCGCATGACTTCTTCCAGGTTGTCTCCCTTCTTGGCGAGAACCCCGAGCCTGGTCTCATCGATCGTGCCTGGAGTGATCAGATCGACGATGGTAATGCTCTCATGGACCTCAGCCCCGATACGATGGATCCGGTCCTCAGACTGCTTGGACTGGCTCATCTTCCAGGGCCGCTGCATGAAGCACAGGGTGTCGGCCCTGGTCAGCGTCAAGCCTTCAGCCCCGACCCCTGTGATGCAGAGGATCACCCGGACCCTGCCACCCTGGAAGTCGTTGACTGCCTTCTGCCGTTGGTCAGGCGTCTGGCCTCCGACGACTTCAGCCCAGGTGATGTCAGCCTTGTCCAAGGCCGGCTTGGTGATCTCGATCAGCTGGCGACTGGCAGAGAAGACCACAAGAGGCTTTCCGTCCATGTCCTCCAGGAGCTCCAACAGGCCGTTGACCTTGTTGGATGGGTTGGTCATGCGGTAACCGCCCTCGCCGTCCTCCTCCATTGCCGCCGACGCCATCTGATCTAGGCGCATGACCTTTGTCAGGGTGTTGTCGACGACCATATAGGATGCTGGTTTCAGCTCTGCGAGCATGCCCTTCTTCATCTGGTCGTACTGCTTCTTCTGGACAGCAGTCATCTGGATGAAGCGCTTCACGTAGGTCTTGTCAGGCAGGTCCTTCAGGACAGCCTTCTTAGACACCCGCCGAAGGTACGGATCGATGATTGTGAGAAGCTCATCCTTGGTTTCAGGGTTGAGGCCCTTCACGATCATTCCCCCGAAAGGGTTGTAGCCCAGGTCACAGTAGCGGTCGATGTACTTCCCTTTGTTGGAGAAGCTCTCGGGCTGCATGAGGTGAAGAGCTCCCCAGAGATTATCTGGGGCGGACGTCATCGCCGTGCCTGTCAGGCAGTAAGCGAACTCGACTCCCTTGCCTACGGCCCAGATCGCCCTGGTGTGCTTGGTCTTAGGCTCCTGGATCCTGTGAGCCTCGTCGACGATGATCGTCTTCCAGCCCTTCTTATTCAGTTCCTTGGGGCAGACTTCGCACTTGACCTGGGTCCTGGCAGGGTCGTCTACTGTCTTGTCGCAGACGATGCAGGTCTGGAGCTTGATCGAGCCGTACCCGGTGAGCCTGGAGTGGTACCGGACGGTCTCGTAGTTGATGATGTAGACGTCAGCCTCAGCGGCGATGGCTGCTCGACGCTGGGTGATGTTGCCGGCGATCATCGAGACCCTGACCTCGGGGTTCCACTTCTGGAACTCCTGTTCCCAGACCTTGGTCAGGGAGGTCGGCGCGACGATGATCGCTGGGTAAGGCATCTGGCCTGTCTGCTTCAGATATTCCAGGGTGTAGATGGTCTGGGCCGTCTTGCCGGTTCCCATCTCATCACACAGGTAAGAGGTCTTGGTCGTGGCAAGGAATTTCACCCCTGCCTCCTGGAACGGACGAAGGTCGTGTTCCCTCTTGCCCCTAAAGCTGGCGATGATCGGGTCGTCGTTGACGCCCTCGATGCTCATCCTCAGGGCAAGGGCTGGGTCGATGACCGTCTCCCGCAGGTTGACTGCCCAGTCCATCAGCTTGTCGCCGATGATCAGCTGGTTCCCGAAGATTCCCCGGAGTTGGTTGCATGCAGCCCAGGTCAGCGGGGCGATCCAGCCGGCACCGTCAGTAAACCTGGAGCCGACCATCTGCTTGATGCGATCCTTGTCCCGCATCGGGTAGTCGCTGTCAAGGCCAATGAACTCCTTGCCCTTGTAGCTGGTGATCTCAGCGGTAATCATTAGACGTCCACGATCCTTCCGAGGTCGATGAGTTTGTGGGTTGCCATGTAGAGCATCAGATGCCGGCTGGCGTCGTCGGCGTGGCCGGCGAACCCCTTGGTCGAACCCTTGTACCAACCTAGCACCTTGAGCCGGGCGTCAGACCCGAAGTTCTTGGCTTGGCTCGGCTGCTGCATGACCGGAGGGTTCAGGCCGGCTTCTTGGCAGATGTACTCGATAGCGCCGATTAGCCTAAGCGACCAGGTCGACTGTGACTTCTTGGCGGTCTCCATGGTGATGAAGAAATTCTCGCAGATGATGTAGGCCTCAGGGTGTTCTCGGATGAACCTGGCTACAGCCGGCGCAGTCTCCTCGTAGGTGACTTCTGCCGAGCCATGCTCTTCATTGACCCACCAGGCCAGCCCCGTCATTTTTCCGGGGTCTACAGACAGGATCTCCATGCTACTGGTTGGCTCGGCAATCTGAGGCGTTGACCACGTAGGTGTTGACTTCCTTGGTGACCTTCTCGTTGAGCTTGGTCATCTTGTCGGTGGTCGCTGTCAGGCCGGCGCCGTCCCAGGAGGCTGCCTGGTCGATGGCTTCTGCAGCCAGGTCCATTGCCGTTCCGAAGTGGCCGGCGAGAGCTTCCGAGTTGTCCAGGGCGTGCAGGCAGGATGCCGGAGTCTTGAAGACCTCGACGTTCTTGATCTGGACCTGGCCGGGGACTTCCTTGATGACTTCCTTCGGGACCTCGATGGTCTTCTCGACGACGGTCGGCGTGCCGGATCCGATCGCAGCTCCGGTCCCGAGAAGGATGAAGGCTGCTGCCCCGATGCCGATTACCTTTGCTGAGCGGCCGGTGAGTGCCGACTTGAAATTCTTGTCCATGGTGGTCTCCTTGGTGGTGTTGAGTTGGTTTGAAGCTTGTTCTTATATGGTACACTGCTCGGAAGGGGTGCCGGAGCGTGATGCTCGACACCCCCTCCTAGTTCCCGATTAGCAGTAGATCAGCAGGGTGGTGTTCGAGTAGACATAGTGCGTCCAGCCGGCGTGCATGATGGTGTACTTCTTGGTCAAGATGCCAGTGACCTTGTAGGTCACACAGCCGCGAGGGGCGACGAAATTGATCGCATTGAACATGCCGGCACCGTTGGTTCCGGTATTCTGTCCTGGTGCCAACCAGCGGTAGCCCTTCTCGACACGGTACCCCTGGATCCGATTGCCAACCCTGATGTCACCATAGACCCGGACGTTGCCGGTGGATCCGCCGTTGAGGTAGATCTTGTTCGCGGCCGGCAAGGCGTTAGCCGGCCCCGCGAAGATTGCCCCTGAGAAGATGATAGTCAGGGTCAGGGCGATGGTGGCCAGTGCGGCCGTGAAGCGATGCTGCATGTTACTTCTCCTTCTTGTGAAGTTCGGCCGCCAATTCGAGGGCCTTGTTGTATCCGTCCGCGAAGCCTGCGTCGTAGGCGTCGTCGGTGCTCCACCCTCCAGCCGAGGCCGGTGGTGGGACAGCTTCAAATTCCTTGAGGAACTCTGCCAGGGTCTGTGCCATGACTCTCCTTAGTCAACTAGGTCTCCCCACGATTTCGTGGAGTATGCTCCGCCCCAGGTCAGGGGCACTGAGAACCGGCCTTCCGGCTGGTAGTTCAGGGCTTCTTCAATGATCGGCATCCACTCCTCTAGCATCTCGATCGGCATTTCAAGCAGGATCTCGTCATGCACCAGGAGGAGCATGTGAGCTTCTTCCGGCAGCATGGAGTCGATCAGGACGACCTTCTCCTTCAGGATCTCAGCTGCGTGGGACTGGATGACGTAGTTCGTCGCCGTGTAGTCCTTGTCGTCGTCGACTATCATCTTGCGGCCGAGAGGCGTCTTGACGTAGGCGACGCCTTCGATCCGCTTGCGGCTCTTGGCAAGTTGCATGAGCTCCTGCTGGAAGGCCTTGACCTCTGGGTAAAGCCTGTGGAAGTCATATAGGAACGCCGCCATTTCCGGCACCGTGATGCCGGCATTATGGGCAAGGGTCTCCTCACCGCCGCCGTAGATCAGGCCGTAAACAGTGGTCTTCGATGTCCCACGGCGTACGTCCTTCTTGTCGGTGATCGTCTCCCCGTAAACCTGGGAAGCGATCAGGCAGAAGAAGTCCTGCCCAGTCTCCTGGGCGTCGTTGAAGGCCTTGATCATTGCCGGCGAACCAGACAGGTGAGCCATCAAACGGGCTTCGATCTGGTCGGCGTCAAAGGAGACCAGGGCCATTCCGTCGGCAGGGATAACTGCCGACCTCACGGTCGTGTCCTTCTTTGGCAGGGTCTGGAGAGCAGGGTCGGTGATCGACATCCTTGCGGTCCTGGTTCCCATCGTCCAGAAGTTGGCATGCACTCGGTCGTTCTCGTCACGGTCCCTGAGGAATACCTCCAGGTACGTGCCGGTCAACCGCTCGACCTTACGGACGGCCAAGGTCGTCTCGGCGATCGGGTGGTTGACAGACTTCAGCACCTCCTTGTCCATGGACTCGGCCAGCCCCTTGGTCAGCTTCTTCATGTAGGGAATGCCGTTGTCTTTGAAGAACTTCAGCAGCTTCATCGGGGTGACGTGCGGGATACCGTACGTGTCGGCGATCCACTGCCCTGCCTCAGTGATGTAGTCCCGGAACACCTGGATCTTCTCTTCCAGGTAAGCCGGGTCAACGCGAATTCCACGATGTTCCATCTTGGCCACAACCCTGGTGACTCCCATCTCCAGGTCATACAGGGCGACGAGCTTCTCGTCTGCCATGACCTCCTCCAGGAGGTACTCAAGATAGTGGCTGGTCAGGACAGGATCCATTGCCGCGTAGATCCAATAGGCCGGCAGATTGGATGGGACTGTCGCCCAGGTCCACTTCTGCTTGGTCATGGCTTTACTCAGGTCATCCTGGCCAGCTGTCGCCTGTGGGTCGATGACCCTTGCCGCCCCGGTCTTCAGGCCCTTCGGCCTGAGAGGGTTGACCAGGTGGGCAAGGGTCATCGAGTCGTGGGTCTTGTCCCAGGGCCACGAAAATTCCGGCATCTCATGAACGTACTGGCGGGCGTCAAACTTAGAGTTGTGAAGCCCCAAGTCCTCGTCCAGCTCCTCAAAGACCTGGTCGATCAGGCCTCCCCACTTGTCGTAGGGAACGGCCCAGCCATGCTTCTTGTCACCGAACTGCGCGAGCCTGATTCGGTCTGAATCAGGGCGCAGGCCCGTGGTCTCAGTATCGAAGCAGAGGATACCATCCCGAGGCCCACGGATCCAAGCCAAGAACTCGGCGACGTCTTCCATAGTCTCGACGAGGTGGAGGGACACACCATAGTCTTTCAAGTACCCGGATTCACCCCTCTTTTTCATAATTTCCTCTTTCGTCAAGGTAGGCTAGAGCTGCCTTCAGGTTGGATGGGCTGTCTCTAAACAGCCCTAATGCTTGGTTGCAACGACTACACAGGAAACCTCTTATCTCACCTGTGTCGTGGTTATGATCTACGTGCAAAGGCCTGGTCTCATTTGGATTTTTACAAATACCGCATAGATCTCCATGCTCAGCCTTCAGCTTGTCAAATTCTTCAATGGTCAATCCATATAGGTTTGCCACTTGCCTTACCCTGGCGCAGTCCCTGCAGTAGCCAGATCCAGCTTTCACCTGGCTTGCCGTGAAATTGATTTTCAGGATGTGGCTCTGATGGCCTACACACCACATGAACGTTTCACGGCACTTATCGCAAGGACTGCGCCCCATGCCTCGGCTGGGGGTATAAGGTTCTCTACATAAGATGCATGTCTTCATAGAATTCATCATATACCGTAGAGACTACCTTTAGGCCCACATCTCCTCGACCCTGACACCGCACTGCAGAAGGAACTCGGCGCCAACCAGCTTGCGGCCCTCCTCGGTACCGGTAGGAACTATCACCCGCATGATCCCAGAGTTAGCGATCGCCTTGGCGCAGGCCATGCAAGGCAGCTTGGTGATGTACATGGTCCCTCCCTTTCGGCGAGCCTGGTCTGAGTATAGCAGGGCGTTCATCTCGGCATGGTTCGAAGGGCAATCCGTATAGCCTGGATCCTTTGCCATCGGGAGCTTCAGCCGGCGATCGCAAAACATCGCGCAGCTTTGCTCGTCATCCCCCCGGCATGAGTAGCCGGCTGGAGGGCCATTGTAGCCAGTGGCCTGGATCCTGCCGTCGGCTCCGATGATGACCGCGCCGACCTGGATATCGCACTTGGACCTGGTCGCGATCACTTTGGCCACCTCCATCCAGGTCTTGTCTTCTGTCCGTCTCATAGCTTCTGAACCCATCCTTTCCTGACTCCGCAGTCCTCGCAGACGATGCTGTGAATTACAAGGTTACCACTCATCTGGGGCATCGATTCCTCAAACCGGTGAACCCCAGTGAAGCACCTCCACTTTGCCCGAAGTCTATTCATCAAGGGGAGCCACCACCAGCAAGGTGCCTCGCACAGACCCGCCGTGCTGAGTCCACTTGATGAACGGGGAAATGGAGTCGGCGAGGCCGGCCTTGATGGTCTCCTGGACCATTTCCATCTCCGACGGGAAGTCACTGTACAAGCCCTGCGTGTAGCCAAGCTTGACGGTCTTAGCCGGCATGAGTTCGCCGACTTGGATGGTCTCGGCCGCCTGCCTGGCAAGGTTAAGATCTCGCCTTAGGACTTCTGCCTCGTCCTTGAGCCGGCTGTTCTCGGTGAAGAGCGAGAAGTTGTGGTTCTTCAGCTTGTCACGCTGGCTGGTGAAGACCCGCTCGCGCTGGTTCTCGGCGAAGATGAAGACTGGGACTATGACGATCAGGGTCCCGATGATTCCGATCAAAAGTTCTGCTGACATGGCCTAGGCCTCTTTCCTGGTTGATGGGGTGGCGATGAGGACCTTGGTGACCCTCTTAGAGATCCTTTGCCAGTTGTAGGCGAAGATCTCGGCGACCTCGAAGACGGTCACGGTGACTCCGCGCTCGTCTGCGAGCTCCTGTGCCCGGTCTGAAAATTCGGGTAGCTGACCCAAGACCTCAGTCGTTGAGTCGAACAGCTCACCGTTCGGCCCCCGGAAGAATGCCTCCAGGGTGTAGTGAGCCCGCTTGTCGAGGATGAAGACGGTCATGACTGTTCTCCTTCAAATTCAGTAATGGTGACATATAGCTGGAACCGCTCAGGGAGGTCGTCGAGGGTGAGCTTGTTCAGCCCGCCGAAGGTCTGAGATCCCCGGTTGGTCGCATGAGGCGAGCCATCCTTCTTCAGGATCGCCCCGCTGAGCTCAATGCTGAAAGAGCTCTCCTTCTTGACCCCGTTGTTCCATTCCTGGTGGATCACTCGAAGACGGTCAGGGATGAAGACCGAGCCGGCTGCGCGGTATTCAGCCCGCATCCGAACGTTCTGGTGGTCAGCCTCTTCCAGGACGTAGACGGTCTTGCTAGTGGTCATCGTGGTTGACAGCTTCATGACTCTTCTCCTTCTATGTGGCAAAGGCACTTGCAGCCCTTGGTTCCGACCTGGGTCGCGCAGGTGGCATGACCATGGTCGTCAATCCCCGGCCACTGGCAGAAGCCAGACACCGAGAAGAACCCCTCAGACGGGAACGGCTTGGACACCGAGGCCGCTAGCTTGGCCAGGTCCTCGGCTGGCAGGATATCTTCAGCCTTGACCTGCTTCTTGTTCTTGTCCGGAAGCCCCTGGAGGAACTCGCCGACTGCCTTCCAGAACTCTGGCTTGGAAGCATAAGCCTCAGGCGGAAAGGTCTCCAAGAGGTCTCCATCCGAGGACTGAACGACACGATCGTCCTGGAAATCTACGCCCTTGCGGGCTGCCAGCTTCTCGACGGCTCTGCGTGAATATTCCATTGTGGTCTCCTTGCGGTACGATTGGTTTATCACCTCCACTTGGATTGGTCTCCGGAGGTTGGTTGGTAGGTTGAGGCTCCCAGATTCGCTCCTGGGAGCCTCCCTTTTTTACTTGAACTTCAGGGCTTCTTCGTAGTCCAGGGTCAGGTACTTCAGACCCTTCCGGAAGTAGAGCTTGCCAGTTGACTTGCCGGTGCCGCGGTACTCCCACTTCTCCCCGTGGACTGAGATCATGTCGCCCTTCTGAAAACGGTACTGACCGTTCATGACTACCTCCCGATGAAATCTTCTATGTAGGTTTCCAGCATGACGGCTGTCCACCCGCGAGCATAAAGCTCAGCGCGGGACTTGCCGGCACCAGTATGGCCTCTGAGGATGATCTTCAGGAGCTGTTCATCGCTCCGTTCGTTGGCTTCCATGACACTGCCTTTACCACTTGCACTTCTGAGATGCTTCGTCGACGACCAAGATGGCCGTCACAACGTCCAGGGAATACCCCCAGCCGACTCCCAACCGCTGTGCAGCTTCCTGCAGGCGGAGGTGAACGAGAAGCTCCGGCATCTTGACCTCTTTCGCGGTCTGGATGACGAGCTCTGTAACTTTGATGGTGTCCATGATGGTCTCCTAAAGGGCCATTACTGCGGCGATGGTTTCTTCGAGGGTAAGCTCTTGGACGATGACTGCCCCACCCTCCATGGTGGACGTGAGGATCGGAAGGTAACCTCCGCACTCAAGGGTGATGGTGTTCCTACGTCCGTCAGGGCGAACCGTGTTGGACTGGAAGCTGACCAAGTACCGACGAGACCGGGGGGACACCCGGACGATCTTGTAGATCGTCGAGGTGCCTTCGTTCCACTGGCGGACCATGCCGACCTTGAGGTCCTTGACCTCAACGTCGGTGATCGGAGGATACTTGCTCATTACAGTGCCCTCTCAATGCGGTGGAGGTTGAAGGTCTCGTAGCCGGCGGCTTCGATCTCGTCGCGGACACCCTGGTGGGAATCCGTGGTGACTGCGATCTGGCGGATGAGGCCGGTCTCGTTGTCCCGGAAGGTGGCCCAGAATGCTGGCTTGGTGCTCATGGTCTTCGCTCCTTTGAACTGGTTGATATCTATATAGTAGCACGAAAGGGGGCCCATGGGACCCCCTTTGGCGCTATTTCTTATGTGACTTTACCAGGAGCCTGGAGACGAATCCGACGACCGGAAGGACCAGCAAGCCGGCACCGGCTAGCATGATGCTCAGCCAGGCCTGGAAGGCTGCTGACTGGTCGTCGAGTCCAATGAAGTACTCTTCTGCCTCTTCGTCATTCATCGGAGAAGTCCAGGTACTTCCAGCCGTACTCGGACAGGGTCATGATCGCGGCACGGTACTCGTTGACGATTTCCTGGAACTTGTCGATGGGCACGAAGTGCTCACCTTCAGGTCGATTGTAAGCCCGCTCGATCAGCTGCTCGTTCGAGGCGTCCAGAACGATGGCGGTGATCTTTAGGTTCGGGTCGACGTTGAAGTTGATGAACCTGTTCCACATGGCCCATTCCCAGCCGTAGCCGATGGCATGGCCCCTGAGGATAGCCCCGTAAACGGCTTCGCTCATCGGGCTGCGATCCATGATCACGACGTCGTGGGTGTCCAGGGCCTCGATGGCCGGCATGAACATCGGGA